GTTTTTATCAATTTGTTTAATTGTTTCCGGTGTATCTTTTTCATAATCAGCATAAACCGGCTCATAAAGCAAGCAAAAATCACCGCTTATACTTGTCGTGCAAGCGTTTAATTCGGTCAATATCAGACAAACCACTACGAACATTTTTAGCAGCTTTAACGGCATTTAACTTTCCTTTCGTTTGTTTATTCTCCGTGACCTCTTTGGCATGGCGATAGCCAAAGAGGTATAAAAAAATAGCAATAGCTGCAAAAACTATTGCTCTAAACTTCTTTAGAATTTCCATCATCTTTTTTTCTCCGGTTAATTCCAATATCCCGAACTCCGCTAATCCCCAGCATAATACCTAAACTGGTTAAAAGCTGTTCCCAGTCGATAATATCTACCGCAAAATATGGTGCAATTACACAGTTATGCAGAAAACCGTAACATAAAATCCAGCCAATCAACGGAATCCATGATCTTTTATTTAACTTCATATCAAATCAATCCCCTGTTGAATTGTCTCATCCGAATAGGGTTGAATGCCATTTTCCATACGGATAACAGCTTTAATAAAAACAGTCAGTACTCCGCGTTCTTCAATATCTATGACTGTATCGGGGTAAACACCGAGCTGTTTGGCAACAGACTGAATGTAAGCCGTCGTCTGATTTTCATTAGGAGGTGCATAACGACTTACAATCGTTCGAACTGTATTTAAACCATGAATTTTCTTATAATTTATAAGAACTTTTGCCAAAGCGCGAATTCCATAAATTGGAGCTGTAAACACACAAAAGGCAGAATCTATATCTCTGCCTTTTGGATTTAGTCCTTGCCAATTAGCACCGTGCCTGATATTTCCCGGATTATTGTTTCTAATTCCTCTTGGTAGTTTTTGATTCATTATGTATCTCCCAAATAAGTTGCCGTAATTCGTCAATTTTCAGTTCAAGCCGAGTAATATGAACCTGTGTGGCATATTCCCGGGCAACCTGTACCTTAAAATCATTCAATTCTTTATGTACACTGCCCATTTTATGGACAAGCCAAACAAAAGTCGGAACACAAATAATTTGTAAAAATTCTAGCCAATCCATTCGCTATCCTTTCGTTTTTATGTTTTATAAACCTCATCGCTTTCATTAACGCAGTTAATTTCCACTGTGTCGCCGCGGGGTTTAACTCCAATTACTTTGGCATACATTGATACTTTACCTTTTATGCCAAAAGTAAAATGAGTTCGTTCCATTGCTGTACCAGTATAAATTTCAAAATCCGGCGCCATTTGAATGATAGCTTCTTCATCTACTGCACCGCGGATAACCGGATATGCTCTGCTCATAGAGCCGTCTTTGTGGCGAAAACATATAAAATGTTCCTCATTTTCTTTCCAAATCAGACGTTCTGACAATTTTAGAGTATTATCAGAAACTGATAGCACTTCACCGCCTTGTCCCCATTCGCACATATCATGCGTTATGCTGATTAAATCGCCATAGGTGGGGATTAGTCCCTCCAATTCGGTTTGAAAACTGATATACTTCCGCCTGTAACGGTTGCAAGCGCACATATAATAACCTTCACGAGCGGCATGTTCTTTGTTAGTACAGCCGAACAAATCTACATTGGCCGGATTTTCTTCCGTACTGTCCGCAAGTTTGGTTGTTACATCATCGTATTTCCAGTATTTATTTGAGAAATACTGTACTTTCACACTATCTGCCGTATCCTCAGACGGCATGATATATTCGATAGAAAAGCTATCTTTGACTATATTTCGTGATGTGAACATTGCCGTAGGAATCGTCTTTTTATCATCACGGATAATTCGGACCATTCCTGCCTGCAAGATAGGAATGGCTCGTCCACAACGTGCAACCTTTGACATAGCTTCCCAAATTGTAGTCGTGCTGTCAAAAATTCCGTCGAAATAATCGCCCCGACTTTCCAAAATCTTGTCAAGCTGTTCAAGTTCGGTTAAATGGATACGTTCATCTGAAAGCTTCCCACCGTATGGAGCCGTTAAAATATCCGCAATAGCCCAAGCAATCGAACGTGTTTTTACCGGTTCACTCCAACCGGAACTTGAACTCCATGTTTTGATTTTACGATTTACAATAGCGTTAATCTTTCGGCTGGAATTAGATGAGAGGTTATTCGTTGCCCGCATTTTAATAGCCAAAAGCGTCATTTTACCAAAATCAGACGGAGCTTCCATATAGCCTTTCAAACTTTCCCAATAAATGGCATGAGCGGCCCTTGCGCTTGTATCTTTTGCATCTAAACGTACCATACGAACTTCATAGCGTCCCAAAGAAACCGTATAAAAGAAAGTAAGTCGAATAGGTGTATTTTGAGCTGCCGTATGACTCTCTGAACCCAAAATAATCCAATCCCCAAGCGCATTTCCCTCATCATCAACGAGTCTGGCCTCTACTTTCCATTGAATTGTTTTAGAAGACAGGCCGCCACTATCGTTGGCATAGTACAATCCGGCACTCATAACCACATCTATACCGATTTTATCTATTTGAGTATCCTCAGGATTAACAATAAAACCGCCGACATAAGTGTCTTTTAATAGTTCTTGTCCGGCGATTTCCGCAGCCATTACCACATTCGGATTAAAAAGGGTTACAGGTTGGTTGGGCTGAACAATTTCATATTCCACCTCAGCAAACGAACTTATTGGCGTATCATCAATGCGAATCTGCTCAACTTCACAATAACCTTGTGTTAAAACGTGAAGCTGATGAAGATATTGTTCATTCTCATTATATTCTGTGTAGGGCTTAGCTGCAAAATCCGGATAGATAATGTGCCGTCCATACAAAACAGGAATAACCCCGCCAAGTTTGGCTTGATTACCCTGCGCGTTAAGGGAATACGTCGGACTGCTTTCCAATGACGAGGCAGAATATGATGACGTTAAGCTGCTGTATGGAGACGGAATAACAGCATTAACAAGCATTG